TCTGCACGCTTTCCGGCCACATAGTCAGCAACGAAGCCAGCTCGATCCGTATCTCTGCGGTTCTGCATGGCCTCAATCAAACCCCTGTTCCTAAGCTCTGCAACCCGTTCTGCCCGTTCTGCCACAACCTCCGCACGCTTCTCCGCAGACTCAGCACGCCGACGTTCAATCTCTTCTCGAGAAGCTATCTTGCGTTCCTCTAGGGCTTCCTTACGAGCCGCAGAGTATTGCGATTCTCCGGCCGCTATGTCAGCCAGAGCTTGCTCTTGCTTCCTGATGTCCAGCGCAGCACGTTGGCCAAGAGACTCACGCTCTTGTTTACGAATGTCGCGCATCTGCTGGCCATAAGAGTCCACGGCTCCCGCAGCACCACGCCCGATGTTCTGGAGAGCATACTGAGACGATCCACCGAGGATGCCCAATCCGGCCTGCAACAGAGCCATGTTACGGGCTTCGTCTCTGGCTTCTCTGAATCGACTGGGATCGGTCATCGCCCGCTCAAGCGCCAGCATGGCTTCTGATGGTTTACGAACCTCGGCACGACGCGCTGCGGCCTCACGGATGTAGGCATCCAAACTACCGACGGCAGGAGACGCTACCGCAGGCGCATCTTCAGCCTCATTGCCACCGTAGATGACACTGGTGGGGTCCGCTAGACCACCACCCTGAAACGCCACAATGCCACCCGTCGCGTAGTTCTGCTCATTGAACATCTGCGTTGGAATGGCCGCAACTCCGTTCATCGGGGCTTCGGCTTGGGCGTTCTGTGCCATGGCCTGTTCAAGAACAGTCGGCGGCGTAGGCGACTGAGAGGCTTGCATCTGGGCCGCTTGCTGCGACATCCGGGCCTTCTCACTGATGATGATAGGAACAACATCAGCCGGGATCTGGCCCATCTGAGCGAGTTTGATGATCTGCGCCTGGGGAAGCATGGCCAGATCACGCACCGAGCTATTCTCGGCTTGTTGGACTCGCAGAGCGTCAAGAATGCTCATGACGATTCCTTAGCGATTGGGGTTGGCAAGATTGTAAAGGCTTAGGCCAGTCAAGCCTAGACCAGACAACTGACTCAGGAAACTCGGGGGTGGGGTGGTTTGCGTGTTCGTACCCAACCTATCTCCCATCGGAACACCGCGCAACAGGCTGGACATCCCCATAAGCTGCTGTTCAGGATACTGGATTTGCTTCATGACATCTTGGTATCCAATATCACGACGCTGCTGCTCAAGACCTCGCTCAAGCTCACTGTAAGCTCCCAGCATCTTAAGACGATCAATGTCTGCCGCTTGTTCAAGCGTTCCAAGTTGACCCGTCTGTGACGCCAGCGAACCCAGTCCTTGCGAGGCCGCAATACGCTGCCTCAACGCATCCTGCTGGGCCGTCCGGTCACGTTCAAACTGCAACTGAGCGTTCGTGTATGCGTCTTGCAACCCTTTGGTTTGAATGTCGCCCAACTGTGTGCCGAGATTGCGTTCACGCTCCGTGGTGGCCAACAGCTGTCCGGACGCCCCTAGCGATCCTTTGCGTCCCGCAGCAAGGTTGGCTTGAAGCTGCCCCCGCTGTGCGTCTTCAAGTGCTTTGCGTTTTGATACGTCTATAACGCTCTGCATGTACGGCGACATGTATTGATCGGCCTGCGCCTGGCCAAACTGTTGCGTATTGCCAAGCTCTCCTAACGCACTAGCAAGACCCTGACCGGCCTGTTGGCTGTAATCTTGCGCCGCCTGAAATGCTTGAGGCTGAGTCAGCCCCATGATGCCGCTGTAAAAGTTCTGCCCGGCCTGAGTGGTGTTCAGTCCAGCCACTCGGTTTTGCGGGCCGTAGGCTTGAGACTGAAGATAGGGCGCATAGACATCTTGGAAGCTACGCGAGTAAAACTTCTGCGCTTCACCAAGAAGTCCGGGCGAAAACCCTTCTGCCCCCGGCTCACCAACTCCAGTAAAGTAGTCTTTTAGTTCCGGCGAGATCGCATTGACCTCGCGGATCGTAGTAGTTGAAGCTCCGTTGCTCATGGCATTCGTCCTTATGCTGGCATCTGTTGAGCAGGCTTGATCTGTCGCCCTTGCTTGGGGTTCCCAGTACGAGCGCGACGCACCCTATCCATCATGGCGTAGAGTTGCTTTGCTCCCGCTTTGCTTGATCCGTTACCAAGATGACTGACCACATCAGCCGGGATGACAAACTCTCCGTCCGCCAAACGAGCCGGCTGTTTGTTTGAAATGACCGCCGGAACCGAATCGCTCATGCCGTCCCCTCGGCCATCAATGTATCGAGGAGGCAGAGAGCCAAGCCCAGCCTGTCCAACGTTTCCACCGGCGGCAAACCCCATTCGATACTTGGTCAGAATATATTTGCGCCGTTCGATCTCCTGTTCTTCCGGAGTCATGTCTTCCCATTTTTTCTTGGTAGACGCAGAGAACGGTGATGCGTCTAACAGCGCAGGATTTGACAGGTACACATCGCTGCCTCCCCCGGCTTCATTAAGAGATGCTGTCGGGCCAGCCATGCCCGCATTTGCCTCAGCTATGGAGTCAGCCATCGCCTGACCCATCGAGGCATCAATGCTTTCGTTTGCACTACCTATAGACGCAGCATCACCACCGCCCATGCCGTCAGATCCTGTGTCGCCCGGCCCACCGTCGTCACCATCACCGCCTGCATCGAACTTGACAGGATACGGACGGATCGGGGTGTTTTTGGTGTTGATTGCGCCGCCTTGCTGGAGATTGAGAGGGCTTGAACGAACCGCGTATTGCGCCCTACGACGAGCCTGGGCAATGCTTTCCATGGCCTTGTCGTACTCTTGCTGGCTGATCTTTTGCTGTGCCAGAGCCTGCTTCGCGTACTTCTCTTGTTCGTCTAGCGCGGCCGTTCCAAGAGCGCCAATGCCGGTTGCATACATGGCTCCCTTACCAAACTGGCCGGTAAACGCTTCTTGCGCTGCGGCTCGCATGGCTGGATCACTAGAAAATAGCTTGCTAAGTCCTTCGCTGGCTGTTCCCATGGGGGCCGCAGAAGAGATCGGCGCTCCACTTGCCCCTCTCAAACCCGCCACGCCAGCCTCTTGTGCTGCCAACATTGATTCAGCGCCCGGTGTAGCCAAGGAACCATACCCGACAGGAGCGCCCGCCACGGCCGCCCGTGCTTGCGGACTCATTTTGGCAAGTTCTGCGGCGGTAAATTCACCAGACGGCGCGGCACCAGCCGATGCGCCACCCGCTGCTTGCAAACCTTGCATGGCTGAACTCAGACCATACGACAACAAGCCCCCGGTTAAACCACGCTTGAGATCAAACCCTTTCTCTCCTGATAGCCCTCCTGCGATTGCTCCCGCCGCTCCGGCACCCAATGGAGTGGTCAGCGCAGGAAGTGCCGCAGCTAGGGGAGGAAAGAACGCCGCCGCTATTGGGGCAATCGCAGCCAAGCCTCGTAGTAGCTTTCGGAGCTTGAACGCCTCTGGTAACCCTGTCTCCGGGTTGATCGTCATCGTATCGCCTCGCATACGGGCCATACGCTGAAGGTTCATCACCTCGTCAGGCGACATGTGAACAAGCATTGAGTCGCCGCGACGCCCTTGTGCCGCTAGACCGGCTAGCCCGCCGCCCGCAAATGACGGCTGCGACATTCCTTGGTGGTACATCATGTCCGAGTCCTTGATGATAGGTATTCCGGCATTTATGTGATTGTGACTGTTACGCTGCCCACGAGTCCAGCAGAGACCGTTCCAATTGGTTCGGCCGACAGCGACGGAACTGTCAAACTTGACACCATATCAACCGTAAGAATGACAGACGGAATGGCCGGCCCTACGGTTGGCGTGTTGTTGTGTTCAAGCAGGATGTTGGTGTCGTTGCCTGCCCACATCAACTGAAAGAAGTCTCCGGCATTCATGGTTAGCATGAAGTTCCACGCCGCCACCGCCGCCGCGCTTGAGCCTTGCAAGGTCACTTGCGTGTTAGAGCTAGGAACATTGACTCCGTTGACTCTTGCCCAGAAGAACGCGTCTCCAGCACTAGAGTTCGTTTTGATGACCTGAGCGGAGAACTCAAAGTTATACACACCGTCATACGGCACGACAATCTTTGACCCGTCCTGAATCCCAACTCCAATCTCAGACTCAATTTGGTTGACCGTAACAGGATACGGAGTGTTGGTCGCCGCAAGCGTCTGGTCTACATTGCTAAAGTAGCTGCCGTGAGGCATTGCTAGGAGATGGCCGGATCCAATGAAGTTTCCGCCGTAGAAGTTCAAGGCACGATATGACTGCGCCTGATTCGGTGCAGAAGAGTCCAGCAGATTGAAGTACAACGTCAAAGCGCGTATCAACTGATGAATGTAACGCTTGTCGTACTGATCTCCCGGCAAAGGGAGCGGCGGCGCTCTGAAGTTTTCCAGAGCCATTTAGCGCCTTCCATCCTTGGTGACATCAAGCCGAGGAGAACCAAGCTGCCAAGTTACGCCGAGATCGGTTGACCGAATCTTCAGCGCCATCTGACGCGCCCTAGCTCGTATGAATATCTGATTGGTATAGACGTTTACCGAGCTTTGCACAACCGCTTGATTGTCGAATGCATCATCTTGGTATTGAGAACCTGGGAAGTTGCGTGGCCGAATCATGAAGTCCACGGCTGGGGTTTCAGCCGTTGACCCGCTGAAGTCCACGTCAGGGATCACCCTTCGGCTCAACATGAAGTTCTCACCATCTCCAAGGTCAAAGTCCGAAGACTGGATGTACGCCTCCATCGGAGCGCCGTTTGCATCCACCCCCCGCTCATGATCGTAGAGGATGTTCTCTGTTCCAACAGCTTGCGGGTATTCGCGTTGCGCCGCGTCTAGCCATGCCGTCCGATCCATCGTTCCAAAGTGCCACACTTTCTCCAGATAGTTGTAGACGACATAGCTATCGTTGAATGTTGCCGTAGCACTAGGATAGAACCACCAGATTTCATGGAAACCCTCATTGGTTCCCGACACGATCTGGTCGATCTGGTCGTAGTTCAGGTTGTTGAACACATGGTTTCTAAGCGTACACGGGAGCGTTTCAACCACACCAGAGTAGGCGTAAAACTTATCTGTCCCCATCCAATACGTCACGTTGCTGGCAGTAGAGACGGCTCTTGGGCTAATAATGGAGATGTTGTCTGCGTACTCTTGAAGATCAAAGATGTCTGTTGTTCCAAGGTACTGGAAAGAGTACAGGTGAGTGTCTGTGAAGATTAGGATGGTTTGCCGAGTGGGGAGCGCTCGGACGATGCGAGAACCACGCGATACTCGACGGAACCCCGCGCTGCTCAGAGTGCCAGTAGACGGTACGGTTACTGCACCCGGAGTCCAGAACTCTGGCGCGTCCTGAGAGGCCCACCGGATGAGCATCGGATCAAAGTCAGTAGATGACGTAGACCCGTATGGAATGCAACCAAACGCCAACAGATGTCGGTCGTTCTGAGAGACCAAGCATTGCATGACCTCGCCAGGCACATCTGCCGCGCCAGCTAGATCCGACAAGTAAATGGCTCTTGACGCCAAGGCCGTACTAACCGCTCCGGTGGTGCGTTGCCAGTAAAACAACGGGCCATTCCGATAGTTCATCACCAAGTCATTGTCAAACTGGTCAAAGAACCAGTCTCTTTGCTGAAGAAGGATTGGCGATGACGATCCAAGACCCCAAGGAACCGTTCCCCAGGTGGATGTTCCCCATCCATAACCAAACGTGGCCGAATCGTACCCAACATCAATCTCATACGAACCCACAACCGCCGCACCACCACTACCCACATCAGAGGCGTTTGCAGTTACCGCCGCCCCGGTCGTGGGACTCTTGGCCACAATCGTGTATTGACTGGCACTAACAACAGTCGCAATCTCATAGTTTTGGTTAAGGACTGCTGCGGTGATGTTTCCGCCCAACGACACAGCGCCACTAAACGTGACGTAGTTGCCTGCTACAGCATTGGAGTTTGTATCATAGACCGTGATGGACGAACTACCGTTGGTGGCCCCAAAGGTTACGTCACCGGCCGCAGTAATGCTTGCATACGGCGTGATGTCGTAATACTGAGCGCCAACTTCAATGTAGACCTTCTTGCTGGTTCCAAGCGCAAGGAGGTTGTCGCTAAAGCTGGTGACCCATCCAAACAGTTGACGGCAAACACCCAGAAAGGTCTGAGACGTGGCCGCAAGCCAACCGCCTAGCTTCTGTGGGTACCCAGAACGAAACCGAATCTTGTCGCAGTCAAACCATCCACCCTCATTGGTGTAGTTGGTTTGATCGCGGTTCAATCCCGCTCGAAACTGAAGTTTGACAAAGGCCATCTGACTTCCTTAGTAAGCTACTAACCAAGCCGCAAGGCCGGCCAAGCAATATCAAACGGAAATCCTGATTGGGATGGGAGGTCTCTAAGAGCCTGACGGTAAGCCGCCCATTTCGTCCTGTCAACCGGCGCATCAGGCAACTGCGTCCAATCAGACTGCGTGAGCAAGGCATCACGCTGTTTGCGTACAGCCGTGGCTCGTGCATCGCGGATCTTCTGCTGCTCGTCAACCGACAGAGAAACGACATCCCAAGCCTGCTTCCACCGACCCGAATCTTGAACCGGCGTCCGCTCAACGATTTTCTGCGTGTTCCGGTTGTAGTCCGGCAGCGGGGTTGTCTCGACCGCAGCATATCCGTCCGGCACGAAGTTCGGAGATTCCGGATAACTGGTGTTGGGGTTCTCAGCACGAACCGTGTAGATCGAAACCGGATACTGAAGTGTTTGAAGGTTGATTAGGTTCATGAGAAGTCCTTAGGAGGCAAAGACATAAGCGGCTCCAGCTTGTGATGTTTCTCCGTCAGCCCCAATAACAACCACAGACGCACCAGCCGACATAGTGACTGAGGTGCCAAACAAATCATTGGATGCTAGGTCGCTGGCAAGAATTTTTTGTTTCTGAGTCCATGTCGCGCTGGATCGCGTAAACACATATGCCGCGCCGTTGTTTGAGTACGGCGACGTATCTTCACCATATGCCCCAACAAC